TGCCATCTGCATGGCATCAGTGGTCACCTGCGGTATGGTCGCAAATAACTCACCCAAAGGGCTTCCATCACCCGCCATGCCGACAAAGGCTTGGAGCTGCTCATCTGGCAGGTTTGTCCATGAACTTCCGAGACTAACACCCGCCGGTTTACGACCTGCCGCCGCTTCAACCATGCCGACGCTTGCCTCATTCGCAAGGATTGCTGCTTCGAGTTGTCCATCTGCTGTAATGGTTGCCCCCTCGATTGAAAACTTTTTGAGGTTCTTTCCAAGTTCCTCTATGTTGTCTATGATCCGCTGACGCATCCAGAGTATGGTTTCGCTTGGCGGTTCCCCGTTGGCTTCACGCTCGGCTATCCTACCCTCCAACGCTTCCAGCTCATCTATACTGGCCTTGGTTGCGGCCTTGTATGCCCTTTGCATCCGGCTAATGGCTACGCCTTCACGCTCCAAAAGATCGTTTCTAAACTTCTGCCCAGCGGCATATATCCGTGCTGTCCCGTTGTCTACTCGCTTGAGATTTCCTCCAGCGAATACCCGTAAAAAGGGTGAGACTTATACACTACCCCCGGAGTGCATACGTGGTCACCATCAAGGCTCTTGCCGTCAGGTTGCATAGCGTTACGTTTTGACGTTGACCAACTGAACCCTGCATCGCCGCCCCATAGGTCCCAAGCAACCCTACCGGGTGAAGGGAAACCCTCTTCACCACTGTTGAAGCCTTCGGCCTTCTTATCCACTTCATGACGGCTGAAGAAAGAGTACATCCGGAGTATCGTGTCTTCGGAAAGTTTCTCACCGTTTACGATTTGGTTAGCCCTTGCAAGGCCTACGCGTGTGCCGCCATCAAAGCCTTCTGCTTTCCAGTCAAGCGCCCTTTGTGCGGCTTCGACCATGCCAGCGTTCGGGACAAACTTCATCTCATACGCTTTGGCTTCATCACGCAAGGTAACCGGTGCGGCACCGGTGTGCTGCACTGGAAGGTTCAAGAAGTTAGTAACGCTACCCGGATCGTAGCCAGACCGAATCAAGATACCAGCCGCGTTGGTTGTCTCTGCAAGCGATGCACCGGTGCCAGCCTGAACGCTGATGGCGGATGGATGCAATACCCCGGTATCTTCCGGCACGGCTTCAAGGCCTGCTATGCGCTTGGCTTCAGCACGATCAATGATGCCAGCCTTGTACAACCGCTCTGCACGCTCTGCTTCAGCAGCAAGGTCATCAGCCAATGCCCGTACGCTTTCTAAGTCGTACTGTACAAAGTCACCCTCTTGGGTTTCTGGATACTCTGGCAACAGGTCTGCAGTAATCGCATCCGCCAAAGTACGGAGCAAAGGCACCATGCCATCTTCCCAAGCCGCTTGTTGGGCGGATTCATAATTACTGTAAGTAGAGCGCTCTAACCCGCTTCCAAGGCCTAAGACCATGGGGTTGATACCAAGGACTGAACAGATACGCTCTTCCGGTACACGCCTCACAGAGTCTAGTGCAAGCTCGGAAGGCGTAAGGGATACACGATCAAGTTTGTAGGCACCAGTCATAACCACGATGCCACCTGAACCGTCCCCGGTAAGGTCTTCGTGCAGCTGTCTTTTCACCTGCCGAGCATCATCGATGCTGATGTCTACTGTCTGGTCTTTGGCATCAGGACCAACAATCAAGGACGGCATAGCCCCGTTAGCAAGCAAACCGTATGCGGTAGTTGATGCAGTATTGTCGGTAGCAATCTCACGCAGTACAGCCATGACAGGAGACCTACCCAAGCGGATATCTTGCGGGTCACGGTTGTATCTTATGTGGATGATGTCAGACACAGGGATATCAAACGAACGGCCATCAGTAGTGTAGATGTAGTGAGTTAAAGGGTTCGTGCCATTACCTACCGGCCTAACCATGTCCTGCGGTAAGAACTGCAGGGCAGTCACTGTGCCACGAGTGCTTGATCGAATCTTTCTCAGGTACGTGTTACCAAAGAGTTTGTAATCCTGAATGACCCAACTCCAAAATAGGGACCCCATAATCATTGGGTCTGGTTGAGCCATCAGCTGAATAATTGGGTGGTCTTCTACCGGTTCCGCTTGCTGGCTGTCTACCGGTCGGTATAGCCTTGGTGTTGCTTGTGGGTAGTTCCTAACGTACCAATCAATGGCAGATGCCACGATGCCGTTCAAGCCAAGGTCACCGGCTATGCGTGACCAGTCTTTTGTTGAGCCGGGTAACGCACGACGTAGCAATGTCTGCAGCTGACCAGAGCCGTAACCGGTTAGGTAGATGTCCCGCGACTGGCTGAGTGGCAGCGGGAGTGCTTGTGTCGGGTTGGCTGCGGCTTTGCGTCCGAGGAATCGATCAAATATACCCATGCCCTAGTATCCCACAGAAACAAAAAAGCCCCCTAGCGGGGGCCTGTGGTGGTTTATAGGTTTAGATTGTTGATATTGCGATGCGTGCCATCTTTGCGTACTCAGGTTCTAGATCTGTTACAACTTCACCGGTCGTTACATTGACATACAACTTTGCGTTGATGATGCGTCCAGCTTTACTGTTGCTGATTCGCTCGCCGTTCAATGTAACGTTACGCAGTGAGCCGGTTTTATAGCATTCAACTTCAAGACCAAGAATGTGTTGTGGCTTGAAGTAAACCCGGTGATTCGTTCCGCCCGTCCACTCCTTGCCGCCTGCCTCTACCAACCGTGTAATAAGTTCCATTGTCATATCTCCCTGCTTGATGTCACCAATATACACTTTAGGTATATACACGTCAAGTATATAAGTAGATATATTTTAGACGGCACCCCAGCCCTTGCGTTGTCCGATTACCTGCCAAGCGTAGGCCATTGCGTCTACAACGTCATCATGCCTGCCAACTGGGAACGACAATAGTTCATCCTGCCAGTACGGTGGCAACCCGTCAGCGTGTACAACTTGCCCTTGCTCGTACCGGGCTTCCAGTGGTCCAAAGCGGGTCACTTTGTCCCGGTCTGGCCTGATGCCCCGTATCGGTAACTTAGTCCGCCTCATGAGTTCTTGTACGACAGCGGCTTGGTACTGAACCTGCTCGATGCCAATCATGGTGGGCTTCCACTTCTCGGCCATCATCTCAATGAACCTGAGCACGGATGCAAAGTCGGCACGGGTACGGTTGACATCCAATACATAAATAGTCCCGTCATCACCACGGGCTAAAGCAACCACGGCGGTATAGTCTGCCTCTGCCTTGGTACTGATGGCAAGGTCAACACCAAGGTACACCGGCAAACCTTCAGGGACATCACCGTACCGTAGCCACTCCCGCTTGATTCTTGCACCAGCTGCATCAACGAACTCTGCTAAGTACTCTTGTCGGAAGGCTATGCTAGGCAAGGATTCACCAGCCTTGGCTACCTCAGCTGCATCTATCCAAGGGTTCGCCGTGGTTGGCATCTGCCAGCTCATCCAGTCTGGATCTAAAGCAGCCATGCTGTGCAGGGTCTTGAAGTAGTTGCTACCCTTGGGAGTGCTTAGGAAGAAAGCATCTCCCCGGTAGTCGGTAAGCGTTGGGCGGATGGCTTCGGTCCATGCTTGCTCTAGATGCCGTGCCATCGCAGCTTCGTCGATAATCACCCGCTTGTACTTTCGACCACGGGCTACAGTACTCGGATCATCAAGCGTCCAATAGTCAATCGCCGCTCCGGTTATCAGTTCAATGCGTGGTGCAGGTGTTTGCACAGCGCGCCGGATGACAGGAGCATATATCCTCTTATGGTCGTTGTAAGCCTCTTCAAGGAGCCTGTAGGTGGGTGCAAACCAAGCACATGGTAAACCGTGCTGGAGAACCGGATCTGATAGCAGATTCCCACCAAGCGTTGTTTTTCCAAACCTGCGTCCGCAAGCAAGAACATTGAACCGCTTGGCTTCACGCAAGATCACCTGTTGGGCTTCGTGTGGCTTTGGTAAGACCAGCCGAATATCAGGCAAGAGGTTTGTCCGAATACTCCACGATCACCTTGACCGGGCTACCGTCTGCCCCGGTCTGCTCTACTCGGCTAGACCAGTCCTGCTTATGCTTGCGTTCAAGCCACCACGCGGCAGCTTGCCAAGTAGTGCGGGTTGCATCTTGGATGACTGCAAGGTTGCGCAGCTCGGCTTCACCTTCTGCTTTTTCTATAGCATCCCTAAAATCAACATTTTCGGCTAACCATCTAGCCAGTGTTTCCTGACTTATACCAGCGGCAGCACAGGAAGCCCTGCGGGTGTTACCACCTCGCAGAGCGTCTGTGAGCTTCTCTACCGTTGCCGGTGTGTACTTGGTTGGTCTACCTGCTCCGGGTTGTGCTGCCATCTTCGTACTCCTTTACTCTACTCATCTAGATTCTTCCTGATTTCCGCGCTGGTAGCCCAGAGCATAGCCGCGCGGAGTTTTTCCTTACTCATACCCTGAGCCTTAGCCCTCTTCTTTACATCGTTATACAGCCAACGGGTATAGAGTTCCGACCATATCGCCACGCATCCAGCCCCCACCAAAGCACCAATAGCAAAAGGAATCATTTGACTAATGCCCATTCTTTTGTAAGGATGTCTTGCAAAAATAACCACGTAACATCATATTCAGTGTTTCCCTGATACGGACTGTTTGCTAATGATCCTCCACCTTCAATCCAAAAATCGTAATGTTCTTTATCCGGATCGTAACCATCTTCTATCGTGACGTTTTGAGCCTTCCATTTTTCACAAGCAATAGTCCATCCGGCTTTGTTCATTATCAATGCTTCTATACCGGTCACTTGGCAACCTCTCCGGTTCGTGGATCAAGTACAACTACTGCCCAGTCGGTAGCAAACAAATCACCGGGTGACAATGTCAGCTCGTCCATCTGCCGTACGGCTTCCCCGGTTGTATGGACTTCAAAGGCGTTCCATAGTTCCGAGTAGCGCAGGAATACCGAGCCACCCCACTCACCGCGCCATACGGCGTTACCGCCACCAGCCATCAAGGCTTGTATCACTTCCCCGAATCTCATTTTATTACTCCCATTGTGATCGGCAGGTGTTGGGCCATCAAAGCCTTGATGCTGTCTGCTATCTCCCTATGCTCTAGTTGGGTATCTTCCTGCGTTCGTAGCTGCACGTAGTGAATCCAAGACCGAATGCTACCGCTCATATACATCGTGGTCGGAGTGCAAAGCGGTAGAACCATCCTTGCAGTCTCCGCAGCGATACCGGCCTTGATAAGTTTGTTATATGTCCAGTAACTGCGGGATACAGCCAGTTCGGCATCTAAGATGACTCCCTGCATCTCGGCATCCAACTCTTTCCGTTCTGGCATCGGTTGTGAGCTTTGCCGGTTAGTTGTACCAGCAAGCCGCATCTGCCCCAGTATGGGGAAGTCGTGAACCTCTGCGTACCGTTGGCTGAACTCTTGGAAAGAAAAAGAACGATGCCGCAGAATCTGAGGTGCAATAGCACGAGTGGTTTTGATTTCCACGCACATACTAGCCATTTCAAAGATTGACCAGTGGCCGTGTTTGATGCAGTACTTTAGTAGCCCTGACACGTCTGGGTTATCTTGGTTTGCAGGGTTGCTGACCCTTGCGCAGTATCCGATGACCTGCTCGGCTTCAGGTGTTATCCATATAAGTTTTGTCATCCGTTATATATCTCCCAATCGAACGCCAAGACATCAGCAGATCCGAATGACGCTACCCGGCTGTAGTGCCGGTTACCAGCGCCATCGATGAGGTACAGGCATATCTTGCCATCAACCAACTGAAGGAACCAAGCGGCAGCGTGTCGGCGTACCGTCATGCCAGCCCGCAAGCGTTCTAATGCGGAAGGAAAGCCACCGCCGCTTAGGTTCATCCGCTGGGCTTCAATGCTCTTCAGTTGTTCTTCAGTCCGTTCCTTGATCCACCGATTGACGGTGGTGTGCTGGAAGCCTACAGCCCTTGCCGCTTCATGGCACCTCATGCCTTCAGCTACGAGTGTTTCGTAACGGTCTAAAAGATGCTCACGCTTTGCACGGTTCGTTACAACCGATTCGTTTGGTCTACCTGCCATTATTTATCTCCTCGGCTTCCTTGGCTACACGATCAGCAAAGGCCACGTCCTTAGTAGCGGCATAAGCCATATACCAGAGCGCCTTGATGCTGTCATCGGTAGGGCTACCTTTGTGCGGGACCCGCTGTAGGTACTTGACAACGTTCCCAGCTGCAAAGTCTAGCCCCCAGTCGTCGATGACGCTGAGGGCCTGAATCTTTGTAGTCCGGTAATGACCGGTCATACGGCTACATCTTCGGTTTGCTTATGCATCATCCGGTCGATGTTGTAGGACACAGCCCAGATGTCAGCGATGACATCAGCTACCTTCAAGTCGTTTACCCAGTAAGGATTCTGGATGCATTCACCAAACCAAGAGTTGCAGTCAAAGATGCCGGTGTCATCACCCGACATCGCAACCATAAGGTGCAGGTCACCCTTGGTCATGTGGATTTCTGAATGGTCGGAGCTAATCTGAATCTGCAGTGGGCAATCGATCACATTGAACGCTTCACCACGGTTGATGGTCTGCTGTGCCAAGTCTGTAATGACTTCGGCTAAAGTCTTTTCTGTTACTGTCATTGTTTATCTCCCAAAGTTGGGAGGGATTCTAGCCCCTCCCGATTACAAGTTACCCGTATTTACTCGCCTTCAAACGGATCTACAATGTCATCAACCGGTACGGCTTTTCGTAATGGCTTTGTAGCTGCAACCTTTACCGGCTTCACGGTCTCAATAACGTTGGTCATCTCACCATTCATTTTCTGTCTGGTGCCTACCACCACTTGCCATGACTTGGCTTTGAGCGCTTCGATGTCAAGCTCGGCAAATTGTTGGTTGGTCATGCGTCCAACCATGCCATCGAGCAAGATTGTCAGTTTGGCTTTTTCGTTGCCGTAGTAGGTCTTGGTGTATGCCATGAAGCGGAAAGGCTGGCCATCATCGTCACCAACCTCGGTCGATTCGAACACCCACTTAAAGTTGGGTTCCAGTACGTTAGGGTCATCAAAACTCTTACCTTGTACCGCTTCACAATCGATCAAAGCACAGATGTAGATACCCTGCTCGGCTACACTGTACTTCTTGCCGCCACCTTCCGAGAACTTCCCGTGCTGTGCAAAAAATCCCATATCGTCTCCTTGGGCTACCGCCCGGTCATTGGCCCTATTGCCAGTTCAATATATACCGTACCGGTATAAAGTGCCAAACATTATTTATGACGTGTACGCATAAACCAATCGGGGCACAAACTACCATTACGGATTACATGGTCGTTTGGAACAATTATGAAGCCTTCATCAATCAACCCATTATCTGCTTTGCAAAATGGATTTGATCCGTGAGATTTACACCAAGTGTAGCGTAACAGAATGTTTTCATTTTCTTGGATGAGATACGTACCGAGTCCATCATAGCGCCGAGGAATAACACGACCGCCCGCAGCTAGCCACGCTTTTACCAAGTTGAACTCATGCGCCCATCGTTTGAAGTGTTTCTTGTTTTCACGTTGATACCGTGCATAGGCTGCATCCAACGTCTCTGCAATGATTTCCATTTGTCTTTATTCTTTCTTGGCAATACCTGTACCGGCGCCTTTGCGCCGGGTACACGGTTTGCCCTTTCGTTCCCCTCACCAGCCCTCTCTTCGGGCTGGGGGGTAGGTTCTAGGAAGGGGGGGTATTTCAAAAGTGTATCTATAAATATACTTAAGGGGATACAGTTTTTCGATACACTTTTTACCGCTTGTAATACCGCTTACTACGGCACTCAATCAGCTGCAATTCCATTGCCTCATCAATGGTTTCCCAAACCAGATTTCTATTCTTCTTCAGCCCATCACAGATACCACTTTTGGTCTTGCCGGGATTGTCTGCCACATACTGAGCAACCCGATCTAATACCTCCGTTTCACTTCCAGCCGTTGTGATTTGCTGTAGTGCTA